CGAATTTTTCTCTTCTCTTCGAGATCGTCACGCCAAACAACCTCATCGTTATACCCTATCCAGAGATTGATTTTATTTTCTTGGGAATGGTTGACAAGAACGATTGTTCGGTTATGGACTTTGCTAACTATCAGCAATATGGATGGATGATGGAGGTTAAGATGCCCGACATACATTCTTTCAAGACTCTCTCCGAAATGGTTGAGATTGTAAAGGAATGGAAAGGAACAGAGGGGGTGGTTCTATCTTATAATGACAATAAGAATAGAGTGAAAATAAAGGCCGAGGACTATCTTATCAAGCACCGTTTAAAGTCTGAACTAAGCTCTGAAAGCCGTTTCATCGAATTTTATGTTCAAGAAGGAATGCCAGAGTATCATGAATTTTTTGAGGCTGTAGAGAAGGTGGTGGACTTTGAAACTGCGACGGCTTTCGTTGGTCGTATCTCTAAGTGTGTAGATGCAGGGAAAGAAGTCAAAAGAATCGTGGCGCATATGGAAGATTTTGTGAAGGATATTCGAAATTTCCCGACTCGTAAGGAACAGGCTATCGCTATTACTCGCGCCTACGGGGATACGAATCGTGCGGGGATGTTATTTAAAAGATTGGATTCCAAGGAGTTATCTAAGGAAGATTATATCAAGTTGTTTTGGCAGACGATGAAGGATTGACAATCCAATAAAATCACATTAATATACCAATATGGACTTACAAAAACCAAGAACTCTAGAAGAAATGAGGAAGATGTCCACTAAGCGATTGGTGGAGTATGCTAAAGGCTTTCGTCTTTCTAAGGCCAAGCTCAACCATCTGTATTTTGATGGTTATATACTAGATGAAAAAGATGAACAGGCACGTCAATTTGTAAATAGCCACATGGAAATGATTCAAAGCGTATTGGACACGCGAGAGCATGTCGAGCGCAAAAATAGGAAAAAGAAATAATATGAATAAAGAATCCTCCAAATATTGGAAGCTTGAACACACCGGGTATGCTGGTGACGATGCTTGGTTTCCCAGCGAGATTCACTTCACCTCATATGAGGAGGCGCAAGAGGAGGCTAAAAAATATCAAAAAAAATACCTCTGGCAAAAGGTGCGAGTTGTGATGGTAGAGGTAAAAAAAACCTATTTTAATTTAGAGAAAGAATAAACATATATGAACAAAATCGAAACAAAATACGCAGCACGACACAAACCAACCGGACACTGGGCATACTTCTGGTATGACGCACTAGGAACCTGCTATGTCCATCTCCTGACAGATTTCTATTCCGATTGTCTCTACAAGAAGGAGTGTGAATGTGGTGCTGATCTGGCTCTAGCACACTGGAATGAAAGTTCGACCGGCTACCCAAAGGTGAACAAAGAAGATTTCGAGATCGTTAAGATTCACGTAGAATATTCTGCGAAACCTCTTGACGAGTCCAAAAAACTCTGATATATTTGGAGGATGAAACCAGAAACACAAAACCAAAAAATCAAAAATATGAAAATACAGTTAAACATCGACAAAGAAAATCTAGATTCGAAAAACCACAGTCTCGTCATCTCTGACCTAACTACTGGTGAGCTAGATCAATTTCGGATTCTTCTTCAAACACTATTGAAATATGGCCAATTCAATTCTTGTGAATATGACCTAAACGATTTGGGGTCGGAATCAATTATTAAACAAATGTGCAAAAAGAAAAAGCCGACAAAAATTGACTATACCAGTCTTGTTGAAGAAATGCGCGAAGAGAACAGCTTTACAACAGAAGAAAGAAAGTTTTTAGAAGAGACATATCAAAGCATAGTCAATTTGAGAAAATTTAAAAACACGGTTGAGTAATTATGAATGAACTACTAGATTGGGCCTTTCCGAATGAATCTGCGCCCTGTATCCATTTTCACGGCAAGGACAAACCACTAGGAATATTGAAGGTCAACGAAGAAGGAAGACTCTGCTTCGAAGGTGATGTAGAAGAGTCGGCAAAAATCTTTTTCGATGCCTTTATATCACACTATGATAAGAGATTTCTTGAATTAAGGGAGGAAAACGCTCAACTCACCAATAAGCTAGAAGAAGTCGACAATCTAAGAGAAAAGTTCTATACTATATAATGAAAATAAAAATTGTCGGATGCGGCCTAGCTGGCATAACTGCGGCGGTTTTATTGAAAAAAAGGGGCCATGATGTGACTATTTTCGAATCGCGGAGCCATATTGGCGGCAACTGTTATGACTCCAATCTTGGCGGCACGCTGGTTCACAATTATGGGCCGCATCTATTTCATACAAACGACAACGATGTTTTTGCTTTTTTGAGCAGGTTTACCGAATGGTTTGAGTACTATAATAGGCCAAAGGGCAATACAAAACTTGGACTCATCAGCCTGCCTTACAGTAAAAAAACAATCCGCGAGATCGGAAGAGAGCTTTCACAAGACGAGATAATTAATTTCATTTTTAAAGACTACTCAGAGAAGCAGTGGGGCGTACCATTTGAAGAGATTCCGAAATCAATTACTAATCGCGTCCCAAAGACCAAGGATTGCGAAGATCCCACTTGGTTTGAGGGCGAAAAATACCAGTATATGCCAAAGGACGGGTATACGGCTATGATGTCAAGGATGCTGGATAAAACAGCAGTTATTTTGAACTGCGGTAAGGAAGATTGGAAAAACTATGCCGCCGACCTTACAATATACACAGGAAGCGTGGATGCATTTTTTGATTACCGATATGGCAGACTACCGTATCGAACGCTAGAATTGGAGCATTTATTCACTTCCAGCAAGCTTTCGTGCGCGATCATCAATCAAAATACAAAGGAGACGGCATACACTCGTATTTACGATCACAGCTATTTTAATTATAGGCACAGTGGCCCAACAATCATAACCAAGGAATACTCCAAACAATGCGGCACACAGGACGTACCATTTTATCCTATCCCATTTTTGGGCATGGGGGTCTACTCTCAGTATCAAAAGCTGGCAGAGGCGCAAAAGGACGTAGTCTTTATAGGAAGGCTGGCCACGTACACATATTTGGACATGTGGATGGTAATCAAGCAGGTGATGTTAAAATGTCAGGAAATTAAATAACAACAATAATAATATGAACTCAGCAGCAAAACTAATACCCGGCGCAGTACTTGGATTACTCTCAATGCTTTTATTTGCAATTATGGGAATGTGCTCCAAGCCAAGCTCGTCACATAAACGCACGGACGGCGTGTTTGAATCAGCCACGGCAAAAATGGACAACGGCGAAGCTTTAAATGATAGAGAGGCTCAAAGGCTCAACGACATAATTAATTGGGAAGAAAGCAAAAAAAAGTACAATATAAAATAAAATATGGCATGCGTAGATTGGAGATCCTTGAGGAGCAGATGTACGAACTTTCGAAATTAGAGAACCGGCTAAAGGCCGTTGAATTGCATTTTGTGACTTATTGATTGACAAATCCTCTTTTGTGTGGTAGAATATAAAAACTATGGGAGGAAGCGCTTTAAAACAATACGGTATCGAAACGGTTCGCTTAGAATCAAAGGATTATTTCCGAGTCATCGACGAGGTAATCGACGATGAATTACGCGACATTTTTACTTGTGATTACGTCAAGGCATATTCGGAGAAACCGAGTCATGGTGATCTGGATGTGGTTCTGATGAAGGAAGATCCGTCTCCTGATACGAACGGCATTCTCGATCTGATTCGGAATAAATATCAACCACGAATGATTCATCGTAATTCGAATACATTCAGCTTCGATTACCAGAATTTTCAGGTGGATTTTATTTTCCATCCACCCGAGGTATACTATCCGGCTCTTGATTACTACGATTACTCACCATCTGGTAATGCTATCGGTAAGATCGCTCACCAATTCGGCCTATCCTATGGTCACGAAGGCTTGAAGTATATCATCCGAGAGGAACACGTTGGCGCACCGACATCCAATAACTCTCATGTTATGGAACAGGTAATCCTATCTACCAATTCGGATGATATTCACGATTTCTTAGGGTTATATTATGGAACCTATGTCCAAGGATTCAAAACCGAAAAGGACATCTTCAAATGGATCTGTTCTTCGAAGTATTTTAACCCGAATCTTTTCTCTTTCGAGGCTATGAATCATCGGGCCAGAGTGCGCGACGTTAAGCGGCCAGACTACAATCGTCTGATGAATTTTATTGAGTTAAATAAAAATTCCCTGCCATCTTACGAGAGAAAAATTAAATCGGAATATCTGCCTTGGATTTGCGAGACTTTTCCTATTCTTTCTGAGGCTTTGGATCGTAATAAAATCAAGTATCAGGAAAATCAGGCTATCAAAGGTAAATTCGACGGAAGAAAAATTCAAGAATTGACGGGCTTGCAAGGCTCTGAATTGGGCAAAATTATTAAAAACTATAAGGGAAATTTCCATGATTACAGTAAATTCTTATTGAATAATAGCGCCGAATCAATCGAAAAAGATTTTCTTGAATGGTATAGCAGCGAGCGCGTTCTCAGCTAAAAATTGTTGACAACGGTACAAAGATGCGCTATCGTTGGAACTATTATGAATTTATCAATCAAGGAGATCAAAGAATTGGCGGAAAAATCCCTAGAGATTAACCGCACCTTTGGCGGCGAAGTGTGGCCGAAGCAAGCGATGCAACCCTCCGGGTTCATGCCTCCAGACAAAGGGGCAAAAATCATCAATAATTTAAACAAAATCGTAGCTCTATGCAACAATGCTGAACAAAAAAATCCATTAAAATATGAATACAATAAACAATAACGACACAAATACCGCGCCAGTCAAACCCATGACCACAGAGGAGCGCATCGCCGCACTTGATACTGGTCTAAAAATGCTCGTAGAGAACTGGGAGGCGGCAGAAGGCGAAGAAAAGAAGCAGCCGTGGATCGACGCCATCAATAAAGGTCTTGACGAAAGAATCGATCTCATGGTGCAGCTAAAGCTCGAAAAAGAAAAGACTGGACAAAAAGACAAAGTGCAGGCATAATATCTGCATGAATTACGAAGAGAAGCAAAATATGGCCATAATGCTGATGAAGCATTTTGGCGTATTCCAAGCGTTTTGGTCGGTTTCTCGACCACGATTCGTCTACGACGAGGGGAAATGTCCCACTGCGATGGTCTGTTTTGACAGGGAATCAAGATGCGTCGACTTCCAGATCAATAAAAACTTTTGGGATGCTTCCTGCGATGAAAAAAAATGCTTTGTCATCTGTCACGAATGCCTCCATGTGATGTTGAAGCATGGAAAAAGGGGGAAGTCGCTGTTGGCGGCAATTAATGCAGACCTCGTAAATGCTGCGATGGACGCGCCCATCAATGAAATGCTCGTAAAGTATTTTGGATACAATAGGAGCGTTGTTGATCCCAATAACGAATTGGTTTGGGCCAATAATCTAATTGAGGGTCGCCCCGACATACCTAATATCCTCTCATTTGAAGAGTATTTTAATTTGCTCGTCAAGGAATGCCCAAATAAGACATTCGTAAAAGTTACTGATCATAAATATCTTCAAGAGTTTGATAATGAGGAGATTCAAAAACTGCTGGACATATGTGCTGACGCAATACCAAAAGAGGCCAAGGACTTCATTAATGATATCGCTAGTCGCGCAGCAGGTTCAGAGACGGGCAATTTGATACAATATGCCAAAACGCCGCCCCCAAAACCAAAAAAGAAATGGGAAACGGTAATTAAAAAGTGGGCGCGGCGCTTTATTGTTAAGGAAAAAGAGGAACAACATTGGCTTATCAAGCCGAGAAGGACGGCGCTACTCGATTACAAGAGCATGTTCTTCCCTAATGATTTCGAGATAGATGTAAAGAAAAATAGCAACGATAAGGTTGATGTGTGGGTATTTCTGGACACAAGCGGCTCATGCATAGAATTAAAAGATCGTTTTTTTGCAGCATTTGAGAGCTTGCCAAAGGATACTTTTGACGTTCGCCCCTTTTGCTTTGATACTAAGGTATTTAAATTGAGCGAGGCAGACATACAAAAGAAAAAACTATATGGATTTGGCGGCACGACATTTTCCTGTATTGAAAATTACATCCAAGCGCAAATCAAAAAAGAGGGAAAAAAGTTTCCAAATGTCTTTGTGATTACCGATGGATGCGCGTCATCATTCTTTTGCTCACAACCTAAAAAATGGTATTTTTTTCTTTCTCAAGATACAACATACGCTATTCCGCAAAAAGCCGCCAAATATCTTTTGGAAAACTTTGAATAGCCCTTGACAAAATAACCAAATCAGACTACTATCTATTTTATGTTTAAAAACTTTTCATACCAAGAGCTTGAGGATAAACTTCGCTTTTATCTCAAAAATAATCGCAATGTAATGCTTGAAGGTAGGCACGGCACGGCAAAGACCACAATGGTAACAAAAGTATTCTCTGAGGCATTTGGGGAAGATGGCTGGCTTTACCTGTCCGGCGCAACAATTGATCCGTGGATTGATTTCGTGGGCGTCCCAAGGGAGGAGCGAAATGATAATGGAGATGCCGTTCTAGACTTCATCTTGCCTCGACGCCTTGTCGATTGCGATGTAAAAGCAATCTTTATTGACGAGTATAACCGCTCGCATAAAAAGGTACGCAACGCCACAATGGAATTGATCCAATTTAAGTCTATTAACGGCAAGAAATTCCCAAATCTCAAAGTGGTTTGGGCGGCAGTCAATCCGTTCACCGATGAGGAAATGGATAACGCTTATGACGTAGAGAATATTGACGCGGCGCAAAAAGATCGTTTCCAGATTCAAATCAAACTCCCTTATCAGCCCGATTTTCGCTATTTCGCAAATAAATTTGGAGAAGAATGGGCCAAAGCGTCAATCGAGTGGTGGAATGATCTGGATGCGGAAATTAAATATCAGATTTCGCCGCGCCGTCTTGACTATGCGCTTGAGATAGCCCAAATTGGAGGCGCGGTAGAGGATGTTCTGCCTTTGGAAAGTAATCCAATTAAATTGTCCGCCACGCTCGCATATGGAAATATCGAGGATAAATTGAATTCTATCCTTAAAGAAGGAGACTATGCTAAGGCTAGAGATTTTATCAATGTAGAGAATCACTATCAATGTGCCAAGGAATTTTTGGAAAAGAAAATGGAATTCCGCAGGTTCTTCCTCCCCCTATTGGATTCGGAAAAGCTCGCGGCAATCTTCTTTGAAAAGAGTAAGGTAAAAGAATTCGTATTGAAAAACCCCCTCTTTTTTGTTA